TTCCAAAATCAAGGGGGTGTTCTGGGAAAGTGCGATTATCTCGTGTGCCATACAAGAATTGCTCAACCGCCTCAACTGTTTCTGTCTGTGGCAACTCCCCTTCTTTTGCACAATCAACCAGATTTTCTATTGCTATTATCGTATCTTCATCAATTTGAACAACCGAAACGCGCCCATAGTCGGGCTGGGAAACATCTACCAACATATCTGCCTCTGGCAATTCGTTCATCGGTCTGACGGTCTTGTTATAGCGTGGTTGCAATGTAAAAATAAAGAATCCTTCAACGACCTTTCTGGCCAATGTGTGGCAACAGAGATAGTGAATAATGTCGCCGTCATAAGTTGGGAAGTCCCTTTTCCCCCAACCGCGACTTCCATCGCCATGAGCCCATCTTTTCCAAATGTTGCTTGATTGACCAACATAGACAATCTCCCCAGCCTGAACCAAAAGATATACACCGGACTCGCGCGGTAATTTTAGCCTATCAGTAACGAACGGCAGCGAAAAAACAAACGAGTATAATCTACCGCGGATTTCTCTAGCAACGGCAAATAGGTTGCGTTCATGCATCAACCCCTCCTCCCGAAAGCTAACAAGAGACTCTTGCACTCCGCCGCCAGAAAAATACAGGTTCTTTCTTTGGTTATCTAGCCCGTTTGGGTTTTTGTGCTTGACTATCTGACCAAATGTTGCCCCCATAATAAGGCGGTGCATAGGAGTGCCCCCAATTAGTTCTGCCTGCCATCGCCCCCCATTCTTTTTCGCATACCACCTTGACTGATTCAACCATTCAAAGTCTCTGTCGTCTACCAAAGCAATCTTGCCCTGAGACAATTCAATTTCTTTCATATTTCTCCATATAACCATATTTTGCCAATGATTATAGCACATTATCCAGAGATGTCAAGTTTATGACAAGCGATTTGACATAAGACACGTTAATTGGTATAATTATGTCAAGAATGGACTTACATTCTTAACCGCCTCACTTATAAATCTTATGCTGAGCCTAGTGTATTAGTTAGAGAGATTGCGCATTATTTTAGGGTTTCTCGACTGGCATTATCATGAATATGGATGATTTAATGAAAAGACATTGTGTCTGTGGTGCGGAGATTCCCGCAAACTGGCGTCTTTGTGCGAATTGTCTTGCAAAATATGGTTCCGATAGAGACCAATGGCCCGATTGGTTAGACTACCTTGTTACAGATCACCAGCGAGAATGGAATGCCCGTCGGTTTCTTGAACCGTTGCCAAAGGGCGACTTTCTAACTGGCATCGTCATCGCATGAAAAAGAAGGCTGGTGGTGCTCGGCCTGGTGCTGGCAGAAAGCCCGCGTTATCCACTCAGATTCGTCAACACGCCCTTGAAGAAAAGAATGGTGATGCGGTAGCTGCGTTTGATCTTATTGTCAAGTGGATGTATGACGAAGAGCGCCCTGCGAAATTCAGAAAAGAATGCGCTATTGAGGTAATGAACCGCGTTTGGGGCAAGCCCACCCAGAGGCAAGAGAGCAGAAATCTTGATGTTGAGATTCAGGTATCATACACCAACGACTGGCGCAGGGTTATTCGGGACACGGTAGATGGTGAAGTACACGAGATCGAGGAATGAACGTCATCCTTCCAATGCCTCACGCGGGGCAGCAGACAGTTCTCAACAACATGAGGCGGTTTACGTGGTTACGTGCTGGGCGCAGATGGCGCAAAACCACCACTGGTATGAACGTTGCGATTAGGGGGGCGTTGCGCGGAGAGCGCGTTTTGTGGGGTGCCCCAACCGCAGACCAGGTAAGAATCGGCTGGAACGAAGCGCGAAAGGCCGTTGGGGATGTGGCCGCCTTTTATGTCGGAAGAATGGAGGTAGTTTTCCCAACCGGCGGGCAAATTATTTACAGATCGCTAGACGAGCCAGATAATGCTCGCGGCCATACGCTTAATGGATTTATCATTGATGAGGCTGCCCAGGTCAAGGAAAGGGCGTATTACGAGGTTCTTAGGCCCCAAGTAAGCGATACCAACGGTTGGGCATTTATCTTTGGGACGCCAAGGGGAAGGAACTGGTTTTGGCGCGAATCCATGGCCGCTAAGGATAGGGAAGATTCTGTTGCTTTTCATGCCCCAACGCTAGGTGTGGAAATCATTGGCGAGAAGCTGGTTCGCAAACCAAATCCAATGGAGAACCCGTTTTTCCCGTTTAACGAGGCACAGGAACTTTTCGCCACACAAACCGAAAGGGTATTCAGACAGGAGTTTTTGGCAGAGTTTACTGTAGATGCGGGATTAGTATTCAGAAACGTTCGCAAAGCAAGCACGGCGATTCCTATAGAACCCGATCCTTCCCGCAGTTATATTATGGGTGTGGACTGGGGCAAGGAGAATGATTTTACGGTTATCTCCGTGTTGGACGTAGAAGCACATAAGCAAGTCGCGATAGACAGGTTTAATCAGATTGATTGGAATTTCCAGGTTGGCCGTCTCAAGGAGATGTACTACAAGTGGAAACCAATCAATACCATTGTTGAAGCAAATGCGATGGGGCCAGTTGTTGACGCGTTGATAAGAATGGGGATTCACGTCCAGCCGTTTTTTATGTTGCAATCCACAAAAAATACGCTTATTGAGAACCTTGCACTGGCGATTGAGCGGGGCGACATTATCTTGCTAAAAGATGAAATTCAGATAGACGAACTAGAAGCCTATGAGCTACAGCGCCTTCCGGGTGGGGCCTTTAGGTATAATGCCCCTCGGGGTAGCCATGATGATACTTGTGTAGCCCTGGCTCTCGCTTGGCAGGGGGTAAACACCAGTGGCCCCGCTATTATCTTGATATAGAGGCTTATGAAAATAAAGGGCTGGATGCTTGGCGGCGGCCTTGAAAAAACAATGACACTCGAACAGCTTGACTGGCTTTTAAAGGGCAAGCCGGGAAAGAAGAGTGCCGAGTTCATTTATGGGGCTGTCTCTTGGGCGTATCGGTGTTTGCAGCTCAGGGCGCAAACGCTTGCTGCGGTTCCCTATGGGCTTTACCGAGACAAGGAAGAGGTCGCAAATCCGTGGCCTGATCTTGATTGGTACAACCTTCTGTACAAAACTGAGGCCGCAAGGTGTATGTGGGGGGCGGCCTATTGGCTAAAAACCAAAAAGGGGCCAGTTTGGATCAGCGCCAAAACAATGAAGCCCGTTTACACGACAGGCGGAATAACTGAGTTTGTACAAACGGTTGGTGCTGAACAAAAGCACTTTTCGGTAAAACGAATCGTTTATATGCCACTGTGGAATCCAGAAGACGATATAGCGCATGGCGTCTCTCCAATGCAGGTCGCCCTAAATCCTGGTAGCTTGTCGAATTACGCAAATGAGTGGACGGCCAAGTTCTTTGAGCAGGGCGCTGTTCCCGCAGTGCTTTTAACAACCGAACAAAATATTCCTGACGCCGAAATAGAACGGGTCAGAGGTGTTTGGGAACGGCTCTATGGTGGAATCAAGAACGCCTTCAGAACTGCCGTTTTGAGAATGGGGTTAAAGCCAACGACAGTTGGAATGCCAATAAGCGATCTGATGATCCCCGAGCTACAATCAGAGGCCAGGCAGCAAATCGCCTCATCGTTTGGCGTTCCGTTAGCAATGTTAAGAGAAACGTCAAACCGAGCGACACTTGATACACAAAGAATCAGTTTCTTTACCGAGACGATTTTCCCAGAATATAAGTTGATAATGGGTCAGGCCAATGAGCAGTATTGGAACCCAATGGGGCTCGAATGGACAGCCAAGGAATCAGAAGTAGAGGCTATCCAGCAAGACGAAACAAAGAAGGCGCTTGGGGTCTCAAGATTGCTTGACATGGCAAACTCTCAATATGAAAGCGGGCTGTTGGATAAAGAGCAGTCTCAGATTGTTGTGCTGAATCTCTGGGGCCAGATGGGGATTAAGGTAGGGGAATCAGAAAAACTTGAGACGATTGATCCGGAATCCAACACCGAAAGAATTGACGACCTGAGAAAGTGGTATCGGAAAGCTAAGAAAAAGGGGGCCTGCGAGTTCACTAGCGAATTCATCCCTGAATGGATGAATAAGGCAATCAAGGCGAGATTAGAAGTTGACTTTGGGACTGCATTTGATCCGTTTCTTAGGGCAGACATTCAACAAAAGGCAGAAAAGAAACTTGCCAAGCTCCTAGTAGCGATTTACGCAGCGGCACTAACCGCGATTTATGATAGCATCATTGCCGGTGAAATCCCTGATCTGACCGATATGCACAAGGAGATCAGGAGTGCGGTTGAGCCGATTTACCAGGCGGCCATTATAGACGGGGCGCTAGAGCAAGAAGCAAGGTTGGGCTGGGGCAGTGATTACGCCGACTTGGTAGCAACCGCGACGTCGCGGGCAATGGCGGATGCCGAGACATTTATCAATCAAACATCTCAAACCGATAACAAATAT